AACTAATTTTTTAGATTCTTTACGAATGTAATAATCAGTTGCATATGTTTTAAGAACACTATTAACATACACTAATGTTTCATCAGTATTAACTTTTTGCGCTAAAGTAAACGTGGTGTTGCCTGTTGCCGTGTATACACTACGAATATCAGTATCAATTCTAAGAATATTATCAACTGTCCATTTACCATCAGATGCTTTTAATATATTATTTTTTGGTAAAATAATATCAACTTCAACATCAAACAACATTCTGAATAAAAGTTTAAATGACTTTTCATTACCTTTTGCTAGATAAAGTGGAAGAACATTTTTGATTAATAGTGATTTATTTACTTGAACATCTTTTGGTAAATAAGAAGCATAAGTGTTTAAAAATTGCTCTTCAAAATCATCAATAGAAAGGTCAACATCAGATACATCTTTAAGTTCTTTTGATTTGGTAATCAAATCATTATTTTTTGTACCTTGTTTGTTTTCTAAAAATTCGTAATACGCTTCTAAAAAAGAAATGAAAACAGGATACTCTTCCCGAATAAATTCAGGAACTTGCTTGTTTATTAATAAAGAAACTTTATTATCGGACATTAGATTTCAACTAACTCAGTTACTATTGATGTTGTATCTGTATCGTCCAATGTAATTATTGTATTTTTATATGATTTAATAATCGTTTTTTGGGGTTCAATAGTTAATTTAATTAATCCATCAAATGTTGTTACATCAATAACTTTTAAATTATTCAATGTTATCAAACCAATATCATAATCTATTGATCCAATTGCCTCATTTATAACTTGCCTTTGAGCATTACTATCAAAATAAACCGTTCTTAATGTTCCATATCTGCCATCTAATACAGCAGTTGCTACAGCGCCAGATCCATCACCACCAGAAATGGTAACGATAGCACGACTATAGTTAATACCTCTATTAGTTATATTAATAGATTCAATTCTTCCATTAACAATTACAGCAGAAGCGGTTGCACCAGAACCATCGCCAGTTATAGTAACAGTAGGTGATGTTGTATAACCAGTTCCGGGATTAAATACCAATATGTCGGAGATACCGGTAAATGACTCAGGAATTTCTTCAATGATAACACTTCTCAAAGTTCCTGTATCATCATATGCATCAAATGAAGATGAGGTCATTTTATTTGATGTTGAACCACGTTTCAATGATGTATTAAATTCTACCTTATATGTTGTCGAAGAGTTTAATGTTGGTTCAAATCTTTTTTGTATTTTTAATATACTCTCAGACCCAACAATTGTGTTTAAATCTACCGAATCAATATAGTCTTGCATTTTAGACAAAACGAAAGTTGTATCAAATTTATTTAAGTAAGTATCTCTATAACTTAAAATAGAATTTTTAATAGCATCTTTTATTGACGAAGAAGATGATGTTGTTTTTGTTTTATCGTATCGCACATAATTTTCAACTATAAGATACAAATATTTTGGATCAACAATTTGAGCGGTCACAGCAACAATTGATTTTGGTTTAATAATTTCATCAATAATTCTTTGCTTCTCTGTTTCTGTGATATAGTAATTTTCTTTTGGTTTTAAAGAAATAAAAACTTTACCATATACTGGTGGATATTCGTCTTCTCCACCCCACACCGATAAAGAATCAATAGATGCATAATTTCTTTTTAAATAAGTTTCATAGTCTTTAAATGTAACAAGTCTATTTTGTGTTGAAAATTGAGATGTAGAACCAAATTTTATTGAATCAATTGATTCTCTTGCCGACCCACCAGCAGCAACAGTAACAGTATCAATTGTAATATTTGTCATTCCGTTAATTGCAGAATTTGTGACAAAACTAGAAGATTTATTAGCAACATCACCATTTGTTATTAAATACGACACAGAAATTATAGAACCATCATCAAGTAATTTTCCTAAAACACCGTCTCCGAATGATAATTGAAATTGACCATTTTTACTTTCTTGTAAAAAATATATTGATGATTCAGAAGTTATTTCTAAAACATCTGTTACTGAATTATAAATTTCAGTTAGTGTGTTGGCAGAATTTGGAGTAACTGAAACTTTAATTGTTGTTGTATCAATACCAGAATCTGGTAAAGTAAATGTTCTTTTTGGATTTGAATTTTGGTTATAAGTAAATGAATATGTTGGTAAAGTACCTTCATATATTTTTACATCTTCAAAATAAAATGATGTATTTGATTTTGTTGCAGTTACATCATCTAGTAAAACAAAATTATAAGAAATTGAATCAATCAAAGAAGAACTAAATGATAGACCTCTTGAAATAGTAACAACATCAGGTGTTGTGTTACCACTATTAACTGTTATATTAATTATAGCTTCTGGTGCAGTAATTGAATGTGGAGTATAACCTAAAGTTTTTGCGTGTGAAACAACAGAATCTCTTAGAATGGCGGTATCTAAAAATGACTCATTGGCAACCATATTTAAATAGTATGAATTGTAATGTGTATTATAGGCAAGAATATCTAAAAGAATAGATAAACCAGAACCTTCAAAATCATAATCTTGAAAGGTTGATTGTTGTTGTAGATACGATTTTAGATTATTCTTGATTGTATCGAAATCAAGGTCTGAAATTTGTAGACGAGCGTTAGCCATTTTTATCTAATCCGTTCTAGGAAAAAATTAATTGTTATTGGTGAAGTTCTGTTAACAACATAAAATTCCATATAAACTTTAAATCCGTTATTATCGTAATCCGGAGAAACAGCAATTACAGATATATTTGCTCTTGGTTCGTAATTCTGAATCGTTTGCTTTATTTCATTTTCTAATGTTGTTGCCGTAATTGTATCCATATTTTCAAACAAAAGACGGCGAACATTGCTTCCGATGTTTGGTTGAAACAGTCTTTCATAATGATTGGTCAAAATAAGATTTTTAATAGAATTAATCACCGCTGTCTCATTCGTATAGCGATTGATATCTTTTTTAACCGGATGTATAGTGAAATTTAAGTCTAAATCACTAAACGCAGTTGATATGTTTGTAGTTACGGTTGCCATCTTCTATTTATCAGTTAATCCTGGTAAGAAGTTTACTTGTACCAGTATAATCATTTAATATTGTTGTTTCAGATTCACCCAAATTTGAAAATTGTCTTACTGTATTATAGTCAGCAAGCATTGTTTTCATATTCGTGTAAAAAGTTTCATCGTGTGTTCTTCTAGTATCCATAAAAGTAATGGCTTCATTAATTGAAGTATTGATTGTATTTGCTTGTGTTAAAGTTAAATTTGATGTACCAAGGGTAATGCTAGAATTTATAGTGTTTGAATAAGTTTGAAGTGAAGTAGCATAAACATTCATTTCTGGACCAGTAAATAAACTAGTCAAATAACCACTCATAACTGAAGTATTACTTACGCCATCAGTTTGATATATGATATACATTAGAGACCTAGCTAAGCCTTTGGCCGGTTCTCTAAAAGGTTTTGTCATTATAGCACTAGAATTAGCTACCACAGCATCACCAAAATTAACAACACCAGAAACTCTGTCTGTATGGTCTTTAAAATCATTTGCGGTTGTAATTAAACTATTTGATGAATTAGCAATGTGTGCCATGACATTTGCAACACCACTATTGGTGTAAGTTCCAATAGTACTCACAACATTGATTATTGCATTTGCAGCAATAGAAATAGTATTTGAAACTGTTGATACTGGATTTTGAAGATATGATCCTACATTACTACTCGAAATATCTTCTGTTTGCCAAGTTTCGATTAATGAAGGAACAGTATTCATATGGTCTTTTGTATCAGCTGAAAATTCAACTACATCTCCATGTGGGTCACTATAATTATATCCTAAATTTTGAAATAATGTTGCCATAATGTATATCCTTAAATCATGTCGAAAACAGAAGGACTAGTTGGTCCTTTTGGTGTAAGATGAAAATGCCAATCAAATATAAAAGTGTTAATGTAATCAGTCATTAAAATTGCCGAAGAAATGCCAATACTTGCATATCCAATATTTGTTTTTGCAAAATTACCTGTTGGTGCAGTAACAGAACCTAATGCTGTCATTGAACCGACAATATCAATACATCCAGGACTTGCAACTGGTGTGAGTGGTGTTGGTCTACCCAAACTTAAACCACCAAGTGTAGATGTAAAACCATATGGACCTGCATAAACACCTAAACCTGCATTAACTCTAGTATCGGCGTTTAGTGTGTCGCAAGTAATAGAACCATGAACATATAAATCTGAACCTAAACTTAACGCAGAAGCGGCACCAAGTCTTAATTTTCCACCAAATTTTTCACTGGCCTGAATACTCATATTCTTATCACTAGAAATTGAACCATCTTTTACAGAACGCATATTCAATTTACCTTTAACTGCAAGATTATAATCACCATTAATTTCTTGATTAAAATCTCCATCAACTTGCATATTGCAGTCACCCTTAACTACAATATTACAAATACCACTAACATAGATATTTTTTTTGCCAATAGTAATGTCAAAACCTTCTCCAAAAACTTTTATGACTTGCTTACCATCAGGATGCATTTCGATAAAGTTTTTAGATTTACCGTGTTGTATTCTCACTCTTTCTCTACCAGGAGTATCATCTAATTGAATAGAATGTCCAGACTCACTATCCCATGTTTGATTATATGGTGATACAGGTGGGTGGTCAGGATCAGCCGGTGATGGCGGTTCTTGAATTAAACTATCCGAGGGATTGGAATTTAATGCAGATGATATTTCTGCATAAGTTTTATCATAATCACTATTTGTTGCCATAATTTTCCTAAGGTGTCGATTTCTTCAAAAAGTCTGGATCAGCAGGGACCGATAATGCATCAGGAACTGAACCAGTAAATGCAACGATTGTTGCGTTTGCACCAGCAATTTCTTCTTCACTAACTGGTGATAAAATTCCTGCTGTAGCCGAAACTGCGATGCCAACTGCCAATCCTGCAGCTACAGTAGCACTTGATAATGCACTAGAAGCGGAATCATATGCACCTTTTGCTGCTGTAGCTAACGCTGCGAAACCATTACCGGCATCTGCATTTTGGATAATTCCCGCTTCTGTAGGAATATCATTTCCAGCTGAAGCCCATTCATCTGCAAACATACTTCCTATTGCAACTAATAATTTAGTCAAACACTCTTGCAACATTGCAAGTATTTTGGCGGGTAAACTTAAAATCCATTGAATGATTGCTTTAACTTTAATTATTACAGCTAAAACATATTTTTCAAACTCAATAATTGGTTGAATAAATTCTTCATTTACATAATCAATAAATTCTTTAATTGCTGATAACATATTAATAATTTCAGAATAAGAACCAGATGGATCAGAAAAACCTAATAATTTTTTAATTTTTTGAATACTTTCCCTAATCCATTTTGCAATCGCTCTCATATATTTTTTCAAAGCATTATTCTTTTTTACTGAAAGTGAAAAATCACAAGAATGAATTAATACTGTATTTGTAACAGCAATACTACCAGTTACATCACCTCTTGTTTGCGGAGATTGCGTTGGTAATCCGATAGTTGAAACATCATTAGCATTTCCTGGTTTTGCAGAAACAGAACTTGTTGCAACTACTGGTTTAGGTTTAGCATTTTTTTTCTTTGCAGCAATAGCATTATCTATTCTACGAATTTGTGCTTGGGTTGCTGTTGGTGAAATTGGATCAGAAATATCACCAATAACATTACCTTGTGCGTCATATGAAATAGCCATAATTATTCCTTATTATTTTCCAAATGATAAACTCTTAAAATGCCTTCTAAAGATTCTCTATAGCAAGTATCAAGTTCAGCATGTTCTTCTTCTAAAACAATATCACCATGACAATGACAATCAAGGCAATCTATTTCTTGTACGAATTCTTCTTTTGTAATTACTCCACTAAGATACTTTCTATGTGATATAGTTGCTTTTGCTGTTAGTGTATGTAATTGTTGTAATTTTTTACTCATTTTACTTTTATCCCAGGTAGAACACCCATCATTACAGGTTGTTGTGCGTTTTCTCCATCTAAAAAGAATCCCATAATCCAATCATTTAATTGTGGCGCAGAAAACATTTTAGAACCATTAATCGGATACATTGGATGGGCCCAAGGTAAATCATCAGTAGGCAAATCTAATTTATTCATACTGTGCCAACCAAAAATTCGGATTTGGCATCTTCCCATTGCCAATGGGTCTACTCTATTTTCAAGCAAACCAACCCACCAAACAAATCCATCTTTTCCCGCAAAATTTGTATTATCCATTATCTATCACCTCTTTGTGGCCATTTGTAAGTTATTATTTGTCGCAGAAATAAAATCATTATTTGTTGAGTCTGATGCCAATTCACAAAATGTTTCATGCTTTTGTGGATTAATCATATGTCGTGTTGCAATAACCAAATATTTACCAGAAATAGATTTATCATTTTTTTCAGTCTTATCATCTTGTAATGAAAAAGAATGTGCATCAATATTTAAAACATGTCCTGAAGTTATGAAAAAATTACCAGGTAATGAAATATTCATTTTTCTCTGTAACAAATTATGTAATATTGCTTTTCTTTGAGGAATGTATTTGTGTGTCTCATCAATAATTGATGCGGTTTCAGAGTCATTTGAATTTACATATTCCCATTTATTTCTGTATAGTTGAAATGAGTATAAACTTACTTTTGAAAAAGGCATTATTCCAGGATCTTTTCCTTCACGATTTAAAGAAGAATAAATATTTGGATTTTTATTTAGATGATTTCCTTTATAGTGATTTTTTATTCCTAAATCAGACTCAACCAATGTTCTTGTTAAAATATCAAAACCAACAAATCTATTAGAATAAAAACCATTTTTAGTATTTTCTAAAATATCAAATGATGTAGACATATTATAATCTCTTACACCTAAAAATTCTTCTGATACCGAATCGGATAAATTTTTTGGTTTAAAATTAATAGTTAAAGATGTTTTTATTGAAAATAAATTTGACAATGATACAAAATTAAAACCTAATTTGTTTTCAAAAAATAAAAAATCAGCTAAATCATTTTGACTAACACTTCTTTTTGTTAACCAATTCAATGTATCGATTGGAGATAATAAAGGAACTATAGAACTACTAATGCCTTTAGTTGGTTCAATAACTCCTATTTTATTTTTTGGAACTTTTAAATAATCAATAAGAACAGATGTTGCAATATCAGAATATATTCCAGTATAAGATTGAGATATTTTTTGTTGTTCCGAATAAATCATTTCTTCAGATACAAAATGTAAAATATAAACTTCAGATGTTTGATTTACATTACTTCTATCCGATTGTTTGAAAATTCTAAAAGTTTTAACTATATTTG